CCATCCAGGACTTCCGCGTATTGCTTGCCATCCACTTCAACGATCTTGAGCTTCATTGTTTCTCCTAGCAGGCCATCCGGCCCAGTGCGCCCCGCTCATCCGAACAGACAGGCAATAAAAAGCCCCGACGTATGCCAGGGCTGAATGATTTGGTTTGTGGTTACAGGCCGGCTTTGGCGAATGCCGCGGCGTCCCGTTCGCGCAGTTGATCAAGGGTGAGCAGCTTGCCCTTGTCGTTGTAGAACTGATCCAGGTCCAGACCACCATCACGCAGCAGCTTGCCGCGCGCCGGGCCTAACACCTGATCCTGCCTTGCTGCGCTCTGCGACTTGATCCAGTCGCCGTAATTCGTGGACTGCGGCACTTGGCCGTCCATGCTCGCCCGCGAGCCTTCTGGCAGGCCCTTGGACAGCCTCAGCGCCTCGTAACTCTTGATGATCGGCATCGAGGTCGACCGACAGCACCAATGCAGCTTGCCCGGCCCGCTGAGCCAGGGGACTTTGTGGCCTACTGGTAGATGCCTGCTGTCGTTGGTGTAGACGAGACGGTCACGCAGCCTGCACGGGGCCGACGTCTTGTTATCCAGGGTGCTGAGCCAGCGAACCTCGTCGACAAGGTCGTCGTTTTGCTGGTAGTAGGCCTCGCGGGCGCCCTGAGCGGTGTGACTGATCGCCGTCCGTACCACCGAATCAAGGTCGCGCCGACTACGTTCGATCAAGCCGTCAGCGTAGCCCTCGGCCCTGGTGCCCATGATGCGGCGAACGATCTGGTCAGTGGTTTGGCCTTCGGTCATGCCGATGCGGATACCGTCGCGGATCTTGGCCGCCCGGCCCGCCTCAAGGTCGCCCATCCATTCCTTGAGCAAACGCCCCTGGAATGGCCGGCTGAGCGCGATTTCTCGCACCTGCGCCAGGTTGACTGTGTTCAGCTGGACCTCGACCAGGACCTGGCCGGGAATTACCCGCGTGAACAGAGCGCCCTGATATTCGACCTCGTACTGACCGATGTCGACGACCGACTCAGCCATGACCTCGCCAATCGAGGCATAAATCGACTTGTTCAGCTCCAGCACCGAGACCAACACGGCGTTGAGGCGCTTGGCCGTGTAGGAGTCAGCACCCAGGCGCTCGATAGCGTCGATCAGCCTGGCGCGAAGGTCGGCATCCACGCTGTTCAGCAGCTTGATGACCTTGCGCGCCTCGGCATTGCTGAGGTGCTGAAGGTCAACCGCGTGCCCGATCGACGCCGATTGCAACTGCTCGTTGACCGCTGCCATATCAGATCGCCCCTAATGCCGGCCCTTGTTCCTCGATGCGCGCCTTTTCGGCCTCCCAGTCGAGTTCGTCGCTGATAACGCCGCGGCGCTGCATTTCGGAGTAGAGCGTTTGGTCGCTGAGCTTGCCAGAGTTGGCCATGCTGATCAGGTTGGGTAGAGACACTTCAGGAGCGAAGTCGCTGTCGAAGTTGCCGCGCATTTCGACGTGACCACCGTCACGCAGACTGCCGTAATCGGCCAGGATCTGGAGCAGCTGGGCGATGCAGTCGGCGAACTGACCAGCCAGGCGAGCCAGCGGGGACAATTCCTGCGCCGCTTCCTCGTTGGCCTGCGCTGCCGTCTTCACGGCCTGCTTGTCCTTCTGGAGCAGCTTTGCCCCGGCCATACGCATGTCATCGACCAGATCGTTCAGCGAGTCGCGCCCGGCGGTGATTGCCGCACCGGTGTGCTCGACGTACTTGGCGTTGCCGTCCTTCGGCATGCGGGTCGCGCTGGCCGAACTGATAGTCAGCTGGAATTCTTCGTTGTCGGTGAACACGAACAGCAGCGGGACGCGGGCAACGTGCAGCAAGTTGTCCTGGTCGCTCTGTGACTGCCAGTGCTTGACGTTCAGGTGAGCCAGTTCAAGCAGTGGCGGCTTAGCCGTCATCGGCCCTGTGCGGCCCGTGTAGAACGTCACCCATGGAATGTATGTGAGGCTGGTAGGGCCCTGATCGTGCTGCTCCCACGCTCCGCCCTTGTCGGCCTTGCGGTAGGTGCGCCAGCTGCCCGGCTCCAGCACGCGGACTTGATCCACACACTTGACGCCGAATTCACCGTCTGCGACCTCGACCGACTCCATGTAGCGAACCTGCATCAGCTTGCCGCCGGAGAATCGCCAGCCGAGCACCTGGCCCGGCTTGATGATGACGGCGTAAGGGCGAACCCCTGCCGCCTCTTCCTCGGCGACGGTCTTGTACAGCTTGTTGCCTTCAGCGTCGAGGGTCGGCTGATGCTCGATCATCGCGTGACACAGGCCTTTAGCCAGCGCCTCGCGGAACCACTCGACCGACCACGAATTGAGGTCATTGCCGCCCAGGTCGATGTCAGCCGAAAGCAGCTTGATCGGCTCAGGCACGTCCTCGCCCAGCTGAAGAGGCTCAGCGAATACGCGGGAAGTGCTGCTGGCAACCGTCTCGGCGTAGGCCGGGAGCAGAGTGGACAGGGCCAGGCGCTCTTTGTAGGTGTCTTCAGCCTCAGCCGGGTATTGCGGCAGGAGCTTATCGCCAGCCGCACGCATGGCCTGAGTTCCACCCATCAGCGGGTCAACAATGGCCCAGTGCTCGCGCATGCGCTCAACCGCTGGCAGGGCGATACTTGGGTCATTACTCATGGGCTAGATTCTCAGGGATGTGGTGGTGACTGGTGCTGGTTTGATGATTGGGTAGTCGTGATGGATGAAGTAGCCGCCGGCGTCGTTCGCGTGGTCCACGCCGGACTTCTTGTCAGGCTCGCCGTTGGCCGCCCACACCTGCTGCTCGATGCCGTCCGCATAGGTCGGGCAGCGCAGCGGGTTGATCAGGTATCGGCGTTCGCCATTGGCATTGCAGAACATCGCGTTCATGGCGTTGATGCGGTCCTTCACCGGCGGGTTAGCATTCGGGGCGATAACCCTGAACCCGGCCTGCTTAAGGATTGCGATATCGGTCTCACTGGCATTCACTGACTTTCGGGAGCCACCCGAAGCGTCCGGGTAAATCCGGATTTCGCAGGTTTTCTCGTAGTCCTTGCCGTTGTACTTCCAGTAACGCTCTTTGATGCGCCGGATCATGTCCGGGGTGTCGAAGCCATCAATCAGCTCGTCCACTGCGCGAGGCCTGTTGTCGGCGCGCTTGACGTGCGTGATCGCCGCCATCTTGCCGACGTTGAAGTCCATGCCGATATACAGCGGCTCGCCCGGCTCTACGGTGTCGAAACAAGCGTTCAGCTTCCTGTCGTAGGCGTGATAGATCGACCCGGCATTCAGGTTGACAAACTGGCCGTTCAGATAAGCCAGGATCAGCTGCGGCGGGTACGATTCCATCAGCGACGGGATGTAGTCAGCCGGCAGGTTCAGCTCGTTGTCGAACGTGCTGGCCTGCACAAGTCCATACATACCCTTCAGTGCCGGCTTCTCGCGTAGCTGCTTCACGAACTGCTGGTAGACGAACTTGAACCCTTCCGGGGTCGTGGTCACATCCACGCCGTTCTTCAGTCCCGGCTCGTTGTAGCGCATCCGGGCAATGATCTTGCGCCAGGCGTGCTCAGCCTTGAGTTTCGGCAGAACATCGAGCTCATCGACCAGGGCGTGCCCAATCTTGAAGCCCACAATGGTCTGCGGCTTCTCCATGGATCGGCAAATAGTCGTGCTGCGGTACTGGCCGCCGCTGTAGAACTCGACCTCCTTGTCGCTCTCCTTCGTCTTGACCTTCAGGCCCCAGTCGAAGGCGACTTCCTCGATCGTTGGGAAGAAGATGTCGCGGATCTGCGGGTAAGTCGGGGCGAAGTAGCCGGAGTTGATCCTCGGCCACTCCCATACGTGCTTACACAGTGCCGCGCAGCCTACCCACGTCTTGCCCGAGCCGAAGCCAGCCACAAAGCCGCGGAACTTGGTATCCATGCGCAGGAAGTTGGCCTGAGGCACATTAAGGCTCGGCATCAGGCTTCCTCGCGTCCACTACGTCGACCTGCACCCGAGTAGGCGCCAGATTGTCGTGTAGGTTTTCATTCTTGGTCTGCCGGTTGACGTACACGTCACCGACTTCCTTGGCGGCCTGCTCCAGTATCTGCATGGCCAGGCCGATGTTCTTCATCGTCTCGGCCTTCTCCACGAATCGATTCATGGCGCGGAGGCGGAACGCTCGGTTGGCGATGGGGATCTCTGTAGTCTCTTCGCGGAAGCGCTGCCTGGCTGCGTGAAACAGTTCCGCCCACTTGGCGCCGAGACCTCTGCCGGCGAACTTCGTCGGGTCGTGCGACTCGCACTGCTGCCGACTGATCTCTATCCCGAATTCCTTCCTGACCGACTCGACCACCTGAGACGGCGTATCGAAGCAGGCCAGCGCCTGCACGATGAAGGCTTTGACCTCGCTTCGTAGTACTGCCATAGGGTTGTCATCCGTCAAAACCTGTCATGGAAGTCAGGCCGACTTGAGTAGACAGGTACCGCAGGCCCTCGCAATGTTCAATTTGCCTACCTCGGCAGGACTGTTTGCAGCATCCACCAGTGCCTGGACATCAGCGCTCGCACCGTAGCGACGAACCACGCCGACGAACTCTTCCACGTCGTGTCCGCGCATCTTCAGCTTGGGCATTCCGTCTTCAGTGAAGGCTGGCTGGCCGTACTTATCCGTCGCGTGGCAGATGTGATAGAGCTCATGCTCAACCAGGGCGCAGAACTCAAGGTCGCTGCACTGGTCGCAGTAGTCGGCAGCCAGGGTGATGATGTAGCTCGGCACCTCACCGAACCAATCGAGCATCTGCTGTTCCATCCGGGCCTTCTGCCAGCCGCCGGCGCGGAACGCTACCTGCTCAGCTTGACCCAGGACCGTGCGACCCTGCTTCTCGAAGTGGGACGATGCCCACATGACCTTGACGCCTGAGTCAATCAGGTGTGCGTGGTCTTCGTTGTGGATTCTGCCGGTGTCGGCAAGGATCTCGGCCTGGAGCCAATCCCACACTTCCGGCGCCGGTGTAACCCGCATGCCGAATTCGGCCAGCTCGGACAGATCAAGCAGTGATGCAGGAGGCCGCGGCCTTTCCATTGGCGACCCCCTTGGTGTTGGTATCTCGTCAGCGCACTCAGCGAATGCGCTCAGGGGATACGGTCATGCCTTGATGGTCATCGTGCGGATCAGGCCGCCGGTTGAGGTGTCGCGCTTCTTGGCTGCCTCTACCGCTTGATAGGCAGTGCCGCCCATGTCCATTGCTGCGAACGCATACGGCGATCCGCTACCGATGGCGTAGGGACGATCCAGCATGATCGGGCTCTTCCATAGGCCGGAGTCGTCGTCGACTGCGATCAGCTGCAGATTCCCGCCATCCAGGACGATGGCCATGGCATCGATCGATCCGGATGGCTTGCCACCGAAGTAGGCATCGATCAGCGCTGGATAGTCAGGGACGGCACCAGAGCAGAAGAACTTCACGCCCTTCACGTCGTGACACTTCTCGTAGTCGTCATAGGTGATGGTGTCGCCTCGCGTGATCTGCGAGTCGTAGGCGATGATCCCGTCCTTGTAGGCGATGGTCGTCATACCAGCAGCCCGATGATGCGCGAGCCAATCCAGATAGCGCTCTCAATCACTGCCCAGCCAACTACGGCCGCGACGATGCAGAGCACAGTGAAAATACGCTCAAGCCTAAAATCCATGCTTTACCCCTTTGATATGGCGGCCACTCGGACCGCCTCAGTCATGCTCCCCGCATCCATGGTTCATACGACCACCTCAAGGTCGCGATCCCATACAGCACGGGGTTGATCTTCGGTTTCGGCTATCTGCCGCGGGGGATACTTTTTGCGCCGCTCGTAAATGGTCCTGGCGTCTTCGGCGTCGATCTCGGCGACCGGCCCAATCATCAAGGATTCATAGTGCGGCTCTACAGCGGTCAGCTGGTCATGGTCGACGATCTGATGACCGCCAGCCATGAGCGCAGCAGCAAGCCCGATGGCCGCGCAGCCAAGAATAAGAACTCTCAATCCGCCTCCTGCAATCAGCGCTACGTTTTGCGCTTTATGAATTCGTGGCGCGAGACAATCGAATCTCGCCCTTCGCCACTCTCTGCCGTCGATCCAGCTTGCGGATCCAGTACAGGACCACGCAGAGCATCGCGACCAGGAACCCCAGCCACAGATGGATCAGGATGTCGGCCGGCATGTCACTTGCTCAGCTTTTTCTGGAGAACGACACGGGCAACCATCACGACAACACCCATGATCGAATAGGCCAGGGGCGACATGACGCCATGCAGTTGAGCCATCACAGCGTCAGCCAGGCCGAAGTAGTCAGCCACACCCAGTGCAGCGATAGCGCCGCCAGCCTGAACGCTGGTCATGCTCAGCGCTTGTTTCCAGTTGTCGATCAGTTGCATGTCACTGCCCTCGGGTCGGGAATTTGATGTCGGCGTATTGCTCGGCCATGGAAACGATCTTTTTCACGCCCAGCGTGCCGATACCTGCGCCCAGCGCCGCCGCAAGGCTCGCCGGCAGACCGATGTAATCCAGCAGCGGGAATGCTCCGGCAGTGATTGCACCGCACAGGCCCGCCTCAAGGATCGACTGTCGCCACCCGCCGCGGTTGTACATAACCCGCAAGAAGGCGATCCAGCACGACAGGGTCGCGGCGTAGATCACCGGGTAGTTGCTCAGCCACTCAAGGGCTTTGGTCACGCTGTCAGGGGCTTCAGTCATGGGGCGCATACTCTGGCCCCTCGGGGCTGAATTAGATCCGGTCCCCGTGCATTGCCTTGCCGAAGCGATTAGAGGCTGCACGGGCACCAGAAACGAGAAAGCCCCGCACGATGGCGAGGCCTTGTTGTAGTTATGCAGATGGCAACCCTTTCAGGCCGCTGTCGTGGCGTTTCCCTTCAGTCCCCACGCTGACTGCTATCCCTGCGAAGTTGGCCGGCTTCCGCTACGGTCCTTCCGGGCTTTCTTCATCTGCATTGGGGTGCCAGCTCAATCAGCATTCCGCGAGGGGTGAGCGCTTCATGTCGATCGAGCTGGCATTCCAATAAAGACGATTCCGCGGCTGCGGGCTGGCGGTTTTATCCGCGTCGGTGGCGTTGGTTGATCTTTCTGGCCCCTCGCAAGAGACCCTATTACAACTACCTGATCCGCAATTACCGCAGGATGGACATAGAATGGCTCACTGGCTCAGTCCCTGTCAAGAGACCAGTGCAAGCAAAAGTCCTTCATTGTCGAGAATCACCTGAGCCTCTGACAGAGCCTCGTCCACCTGGCGCTCCAGTGCCTTGCGGATATCACGCCGCCAGCGCTCTTGGGTCTTGATCGGCGCCGGGTCATCGCTCCAGTTATCCATTTCGTACCACTTGGCCTGCAGGGTGTTCACGCTGCGCTTCCCTTCTGCGCCTGGCAGCTTCGGGATTGCCCAGGTCACTACGGCGCATTTTCGGAACTGCTCGGGCGCCGGCGAACTTACCGCCCTCGTCAGCTCCTTGATGGCGTCGTGCTTGCGCTCGGTGTGCGTCGAGAATTTCGCAACCAGGGCGAGCCAGTGCGCCGCGCTCAGGTTCTTGTGTAGCCGGCTGAACAGCATGCAATCGACGAGCAATGCCTCATCCTTCCCGACAATCGCCCCCTTCTGCTTTGCCGCCTGCACCTTCGGCTCGAAGTCCTGGCCACCGGTGCCGCTCATTGTTTCGGCTGCCAGCGCCCGGACGACTGCTGCGATTACGCTTCTGTAGATCATCTATCACCCCTGATATTTACTGATGCGGCCCCGTACTGCTCCGCCCTTGGTTGTGTCATCCATTCAGGATGGTTCGTTGCCTGGGTACAGGTTTCGGCCTGCGCGGTCGCTCGACTCGTACAGGTCAGCGTGTCGCTTGTCCCGGGCATTCCACTTGCCTATCGCCTTGACCATCACGTCGTCGTAACTCTCGTCGTCGTAGATCTCATCCTCGGCAATCTGCCCACTTGCACCGCACTCATGGCAGTAGACGTGAGCCTCAACGCTCAATCCGTCTTCGCCGTAATCCGCCAGCCGCTCAACATGTCGAATCGGGCGGAAGATGGTTTTGATAATGGTCACGGGCGGGCCGCCGCAGAATGGGCAGTCCAGCATTTTGACTTGCTCGCTCATGCCGCATCCCCTGTAAGTTTGGAGCCTTTCAGAAGGTTCTCTTTGGCCCATAACGGTTGGCAATTACTCCAGTGAAAGGCTTTCTTTGCCTGCTCCGCGTCGCTGAGGTCGAAAGAGCTGACAGGGATGATGTGGTCTATGTGCCACTCCCTCCTGTTCTCCCAAGTCATGCCCTCCTTGAACTGCTTGGACATATGTAAGGCGAACTCATCGAATGAGCAGCCAATCAATCGCTGCGTGCTTGCCGGCTTTAGCCGCCCCGAATAAGCCATTGCTATGCGGGCCCTGATCCGATGCCGCATCGCGTAGATTGGGTCGACATTGCGTTTTCTGCGCTTCCTTGCAACGTCGCGAGCGGAGATATCCACCTTATTTTCCGCTCGATACTCCCTGGCCTCTGACGCTAGGCGCTCCCGATTGTCAGACCTGTATTCCGCCCATTTATGGGAGTTTTCCTTCTGGTATGAGGGTCGATACTCCGCAGAGCATGCGCAGCAGGTCATGTTTGAAGTGAGGCGTTCCGCGATGTGACCATTGCGGCACTGGTCGACAGACCAGAACCTCTTAAGTCCTGCAAGCCTTGCTGCGTCTCGCAGATCGGTCAGCTTGCTCACGCCGCGCCCCCTACCAGCATTTTCGGGCTCACTGTGTGCCGCGACACTTCACCGTGCTCGCTGTGCATGACGATGCACTTCATGTTCTGGCGAGCCCTGTAGCCGCCGAACGCCGCATAGGCATCCTTGGCGGTCAGTGTGTTGAACGACTCAACCGTCACGCCCGAGTATTCCTTGACGCTTTGGTGGTGGACGTGGCCGAGATACCAGTAGCGGTGCTCGGTTCGGCCCCAGGCCTGGGCTTGGTCGGCCGCCATGACGCCAGGCAGGCGCTCTGTCTTGCAGGTGTGGCCGTGATGCGTGCCGATCAGCACCTTTCCGTGCTCGATGTAGTGGAACGCGGCCGGAGAGCGATCAATGATCACCCGGGGCTCATGCTCGTAGGCATGGCGCAGTGCGACGGACATCCAGAGGGCTCCGGTGTCGTCGTGATTGCCCACCACGTTGATGACGCGAACGGTCTTGTGCTTCTGGAGTGCCGAGGTGATGCACTGGCGCATTACCATCATGCCTACGTCGATCATCTTGGCGTAACGGCCGTCCAGGTCCATGACGTGGCCAGATCGACTGGTCATGCCTTCCATGTTGTCGGCGTGCAGCCAGTCGCCCAGGTTGATGATGACTGCCTGCTCGGCGGCCGGGGCCAGCTCAACCAGGGCAGCCATTGCGCCACACTGGACGCGGACGGCCTCGGTCATGTCCCAGCTTTCGCCCTGTGTTTCCTCTCCCCACGCTCTCATTCCGATGTGCGCGTCTCCGATTGGGTAAACAGCCATCAGACTGGACATGGTTGCGGCTGGGCACGCCACTGGATCGACTTGCGGCAGCTCGGCGGCCATTGCCTCGCAGGCTGCAACCATCAGCTCGCGCTGACGCTCATGGTCAATACTGGTCTTCACCCACTGAATTACGGCCGCGCCATCCTTGTACAGCGTCGACGTGCCCTTCAGGTGATATCCATCCGGGACGGTCTTGGTCATGTCGTGCTCAGGGCTCCAGCCTTGGCGGGCTAGCTTGGCCTTGCGTGACCACACCGTGCGCTCATGCATGTCGAAGTGGGCAGCCGCCTCGGCCACGGTCATCGTGGTCAGCGCCTCGCGCAATTGATCGTCAGTCGCCTTCGCCTTCATTGGTCGGCCGCCTTCGCGATGGTGTAGTGCTCAGGATTCTTGCCATCGTGGATGGCCTTCAGGCGATCGACGTGAGGCGTGAGGCTGTTGATCAGGTCGCGATAGCCGCCCGGGTGCATACGGTCATCATTCAGCTTTCCGGCCGCCTCGGCATCGACGATGATCGCGAGGCAGGCCAGGGCGTGCGCCAAGTGTGGCAGGCCGCTGTCCGGGTCTACGCTCTCCCCCTCGAACCATGCGTTCAGGTGACGGCTTGCTGCGTCGTAATAGATCGATGCGCGAATGCCCACGGCCCGGAAATTGGATCGCCCGTACTTCAGCATGCCGTCGAGCAATCCGAGACTGCCCAGGGCGGTAGCCGTTACAGGCCAAAGGTGCAGGGGAAGCTTTCCGCTCCCGACCAGGTCCTTTGGGTTCGAAGGTTTCAATTCGCTCATGCAATCCACTCCCTGAAATTTATATCGCGTACGCGCGTCAGGATAACCGATTTGGTCCCTTCACAGGGACCAGAATAATCAAAATGACATCACTTATTTTCTGTTGCCTCGATCGGCCGTCGATCACCCCTGGCCAGCATGTTGAAAGCCCGGCGGAGCAGGTAGGACCTGGCCAGAGAGATAACGGTGTAGATAAGGGTTATCCCGATGTTGTCGAGCAGGGACGGATGGAACCCATACAGCGGGAATACCAGGGCATTGGCGATCATGCTGACGATCAGGCCTACTGCCACATTGGTCAGCGCTTCGAAGGCGCTGCCTTTTCTCGACTGGCTCATGCCTTGTTCTCCCCCGCAAACCGCATCTGCCGCGCCCGGCTGCACTTCGCATGATTGCCCTCCGCGCGGAACTTGCCGCACTCGGTGCATTTGGTTTTGGTGACGTACCAGGGCGATGGCGCTGGCTGCTGGAACATGGATGGGCGGCGGTTCATCGGCGCCACTCCCGGAAGTCTTCGCGGACGGCATAGCCGAACTTGAACGCCAGATAGGCCCAGTAGAACGGCCAAAGGAAAATCCGGCGATTCAGCGCATAAGCGGTGTCAGGAACTTCAATTGAAAACAGGGTGATCATGTATCCGATGCCGTAAATGGCGATCAGCATGGCGATCTGTTCGTCGGTCATGGCTTCACCTCGTCGACCATTGCTTCAGCCTTTTCGTCAGCGCGCATGACGTGCTTGGCGCGCGAACAGCTCAAGCTGCCGTAACCGCTTACGCTGTAGCCGATCAACTGCATTAGCTGGGAGCGGTCATCCTTTTCGTAGTCACGCATGGCGATTTCATTCAGGCCAAAGCCATGCTTCTGGCAAAGCTCCAGCATGTCGCTGATGATTTGGTTTTGCTTGAAGCGGATGGTCCCGTCGGCGGCCTTAACAACTGGCTGCATAGGCTGTCTTTTGCTCATGCTGTCGCTCTCTTCAGTTCACGGGCCAGCGCCCGGTAATGGGCCTTGATGCCGTTGATTTCTTCGACGGTGTACTTGCGGGGCTCATGCGGACCCTCGAGCCAATCAACCCGATCGGCACCGATCATCTGTAGGAGCGAGATTCGGTAGTTCACCAGGTTGCCGGAAAGGTGCGTATTGCACGGCGCGCACTGCTTCCAGACGTTATCTGGCTCGAATCGGAGCTCGGGGTTCGCTCCTACAGACCGAAAGTGCCCGGCGTGATACTGGCCGTCGTGATGCCGGCCGCAGCTGATGCATGGGCGATCGGCGTCACGCAGGCGTACCCACTCGTTGAAAGCGGTTTGGGCTTCGCGCAGATGTTCCGCCCGGCTCTTCAGCTTCTCCTTGCGGACCTTGATCTCTTTTCGCTCGACCTGGGCCAGAGCCTTGCGCGCCTTCTCTTGGTTCACGTCCTTGATGGCCAGGCCGCAGGCGTAGTTGCAGACGGCTTGCCCGAGGCGCTGCGGGATGAACGGGGCCTTGCAGGCTGGGTTTTTGCACTTTTTCGGTCGCGGCTGCTTGCGCTCGATCGTCATGCAGCCACCTCGCTCAGCAGATCACCGAAGAACACGCCCTGCGCCGTGAACTCAGCAACAATTCGATCGGTGTAGGCGATGCCCTGGGCGCGATTGAACAGGCTGGTCACGGGGAAGCCGTCCGGCCCGAACAACTTGCAATCCCCCATCATGGAAAGCTTTTCCTCGTAGGGCAGATGGCGCATGACCCGGTACCAGGAATTCTGGAACTCCTGGTCATCGTTGAGCAGGATCTGCACGCCGTGGTGCAATTTGCAGTAGCGCCGGGCGTCAGCCGGGTCGCCGATCTGCGTCATTTCGGCAATGCGCTTGTAAAAGGCGAACCACAGCGCGTTTTGATCCAGGGTTCGATCCTTGCCCGGGCGAAGAGAGACCACCACGAACTTCTTGTCGCGGAACATTGAGCTCAGCGCTGTGATGGCCTCGGATAGTTTGGCCTGGCAGTTGACGCTGATCTTTTCAGCCATGCCTGAACACCTCGTCAAACTTGCGCTTTTGGCGCATGGCGGGCACGACCAGGATGCCGAGCGGGAATGTCAGGACGATCAATGCGCCCAGGGCAGCCCATGACAGGTTATTCATCAGGAATCCCCTTGTTGGCCGGCAGCGTGTCGTCACCGCGCAACTTGATGTAACGGGCATGCGAGGTGATTTCCAGCCATCCGCCACAGCGACACTGGAATTGCTCGCCGCGCACGTCGTCGCCGTCATCACCCTCGATTCCGATGACGCTTTGGCAGTGCGGGCAGCGGCAGATCAGGCCGCCGTCAGTGTCGCGGGCAAAATGCACCACGTCGTAGATGAACTCACTCATCGGCGCCACCCTTCGCAGCCTGGTCCCGGTCATAGTCCTGATCGCCGCGCTCAACGCATACGCCGTGGCAGTAGGGCTGATCGCATTCGATGCAGGTCTTTTTCTTGGCCGCTTCCATTGCCGCGATCCGACGCTTCGCTTTGTTGCCGCTGCCACCGCCGAACGACGACAGGAATTCGTAAGCCTCAGCTTCGGTCATTGCCACGTATGGCTTCGGCGCATTCATCACGCCAGTCTCGACAGCCAGCTCGATCACAGGCTCATCGGCAGCCTCAAATGCGGCGTAGCTGACAAAGTCGAAGCCCCAGCCCGGCGCGATCTCACAGCGGCCAAATTCGTCGTACTGACCTTTCTCGAAGAAGAAGTCGAAGGTGTAGATGCCGTCGCCCTGCTCAAGCTCGTCAGGCAGGTTCTCGCGGAAGTCGCGCTGAGCCGCCTCAAGCTGCTCGACACAGATTCGACCGCGCACGGCGCAGATGAATGGGTCGTCGCCCTTCTGGAAAAACACCTCAGCGAGCACGTTCCGCTTGCCGTCTTCGGAGAATGCCGCCAGCCCATCCCGGAAACCGTCAGCCGCAGCGGTGGTCATGTCGACGGCGGTGTATGCCGACTCACCGTCAGCACGCGACTCACCGTCCGCACTGTGAGTACCAACAACGCCGTGAGTATTGGCTTGCGTGTAGAGCGGGCCGTAGCCCTCAAGGATGCGCGCGAATTGATCCAGCGCCTCGTCGTAGCCGTAGCGCATAGCCTCGTAGCGATCAGTGATGCCTCGATCCTCAAGGCCGCAACCCATGCCCTGCTCGCTGAATTCTGGATATTCAATCTCGACAGGCCAAGGCAGTTGATCCCACTCCAGCGCGCCGGGGATGGTCAGGTGGGCGGCGGGTTGTTGCTGGAACTCAGCCTCACGCATGATCGACTCGTCAGCAGTGCGCGACATGCGGGCGCATTCCCTGGCGAACTCTTCCGGCTTGTAGTTGCCAATGTCGCGGATGATTCGGCTCATCTTGTTGCTGAAGTAGCTGGCATCCAGTCCGTAACGATTGTTCATTTCGCCTTCACCCCGTATTTCACCAGGCACTCCAGCGCGTACTGGTGTGCGTACTTCCATTTCTTTTTGCCTTGCGTCCACTCATTCATGGCGCGCCGGCTCATTCCGATTGCATCAGCGACTTCGTAAACCTTGAGGCCGGTCTTTTCGATCAGGCCGGCAATGTAGGTCGTGTCATCGCTCAGGTTGCTTGGTTCGAGCCTCATGGAATTGCCATCTCTATCACCCCTGGTTAGCTTCTGGTCCCTCTGAAGGGACTATAGGCGCAACGCGCCAACCAATCAAGCGCAATACGCGCATTACATGTATTCTGTGAGTCAAATACTCACGGTGAGCCATGTACTCATGAAGAAGATCGGTTTTGTGACGCAGAAAGGCGGGGCGGGAAAGTCGACAAGCGCGGTCACGCTGGCCGGGGCGCTGGCACGAAAGCACCGGGTCGCCTTGGTGGACCTGGACCCGCAAGGGAGCATTGCGCGCTGGATCGCGGTCGCTAAGCTGCCGAAGTCGCTGGAGATATTCGCGGCTGACCGAGTGTCGGACCTGAAGGCGCTGGAGGGCTTCGACTACGCAGTGATCGACACGAAGGGCGAGCTGTCCGTTGACGCGCTGCCAGTCCTTGACCTGGCACTTCTCCCATGTCCGCCGAGCCTGTTCGACATCTGGTCGGCTGCCGACTCCATCGAACTGATGAAGGCGCACCAGGCGATACGGCCAGAGTTCCGAATCGCGCTGTACGTCAACTGCCTGGACGTGAACACGATCCTGGGCAGGGAGATAACCGAGGCTCTCAACGGCTACGGCCTGCCGGTCGTCCCGGTGCCGTTGCGCGACCGGATCGGCTACCCAACCGCCATTGCCCGAGGCAAAACCCCGACAGACAGCGGCGACAGCGAGATCAGACTCGAATCGCTACGCTTTGCAGAAGCAGTGAAGAAAATACTGGAGGCCTGATATGACACTTCTCACCACCGCACGTAGCGACGTGGCCACCCGCGCGCCGAAGCTCATGGCCCAGGCCACCAAAGTGACCAACGATGAAAAGCGCCTTAACGTGCGCCTCGATGCCGATAAGCACGACAAGTTCCGCCGGGCCTGCATGCGCAACGAGTCGGACATGACGACGGAGATTCAGCGGTTTATCGACGAGTACATTGCCAAAAACTCACGGTGATTACCAGGCGCACGGTGAGTATGAGACTCACTGTGCGCCCTGCACTCACCTGGCTTTGATACTGCAGCAGCCATCCCCTCTGCACAAGCATGTGAACGGCGCGCAAGGAAGTATTTTCATTGACTCGAATTTCTGCTGCGCCTCCAATCGCCTTTCCTCATGCTCTTCGAGGATCGCCTGCAGATGGCTCGGCGGAAGATCCTCGATCTCATCCTTGGTCAGCCTGGCGCACGCGAAAGCAATACCCGTGTACAGCAGGAGCGCGAGCAGGATGCCCGCGGAAATACTGAGGATTGCCACTGCTTCGCTCATAACTTGCCCTCCTTGCTCATGGCGGCAAATGCATGGGCTATCTCAGCGTCATACTCAGCGAAACCGAGGATGAATTGGCGCAGCGCCTCGTTCTCGGCTTTGAGCCTGTCGCGCTGGGACGTCATCGCATCGAAGTCAGCACAGGCCTTGAGATAGTCTGCGTTCAATTCCGAATACTCAGCCTTAAGCTGGTCGCGCTGCTGGGCGACGTTCTCCATTCCGGCCTTGTAGGTCATGGCATCGCCTTCGGCAGTTCGCAGGCGATCGATCTCGGCCTTGAGTTGGTCGCGTTCCGCCCTGATCTCTTCCTGCTTTTCAATTACCGCTTTGTAGGCGATGGCGTCATTCCTGGCGTCCCGGCGAAGTTTCTCAATCTCTACCAGATCGGGCTTTTCGCCACGCTGCCAGGCAATAACCTTGTTCGCCTCATCCAGAGTTGAGCGCAGGCCGTCACGACCCTCAGTCATGCGGGCAAGGTCTGCTTGCGACTGCTCAAGGCATTCACTCAGCCGCTCAACCTCAGCCTGCATCCGGGTGACGTGGGCGCGGTCAACCAGCTCCGTGCCTACTGGCAGCGAATCAATGCCCGGAAGATGCTCTACAACTGTCTCCTTGAAGTGCTCGCCTTCCTCATTGACCACGGCAACACTAACCACGCCTCTAACATCACTCATCACATCCACCCCTATATCCCGTTGATCCTGCCTGACATCGCGCCAGGCAGGTTCTATTCCGTTTTGCGAGCAATCACCGCGCTTGCTTATCCACACGGGATTAGGCGGTCGCTGAAGACTCTTCGTCGTACTGTTCCAAGAACAGATCCTCGCGCTTGTCGTGCGACTTTCCATCCCATACCGGATGCAGGCGAACGTGCGCACTGACTCCGATCGTGTGACGAGTGCCGACTGTGTAGAGCTTCCCGTCTCGCTTGCGGCGAACTATCGTCCCGCGTGCTGGAATCTGCTTCATGCTCGACGCTCCTTGTGCTCGACGTGATTTGCGCGTTTTTGGCTGCCGTCAGGGAAAACAATGCGTCTGTCTGCGCCCTTGGTCACCCGGACCACCTCGACGCTGGCAGTGACGACCTTGAAGCCGTCAGCGACGAGCTGGTTGACGGTGGCGCGCTGGTTGTTGGTCATGGAGTCACCTCCGATGCAGCGCATGGGCCTTCATGGTCTTTTGTGCGGCTGCACTCCCAGCCTGACGGCGGAACATCACACATCGGCGTCACGGACAGACCTTCTGCAGCGATGGCGTCGGCCAGACCCTCGTTGTAGACGGTGAAGCGCTTGCCCTTGCGGTCGGTGACTCGCCATGCATTGGCAGCGACAGGCGGCGGAACCAAGATCACTTCGCGAGAGAACTTCCATGCCCACCAGGCGAACCTGAGGGTGTTTGTGGCGTATGTGTCGCCCTTGCGGCTTAGGAAAATAGCCGTAACTGGCTCGCCCGACTCGATAGCGATGGCCGCCTCGAACTCTTCCTGCATTTTTTCCATGCTCATGCCGTCATCCCCCTCTCGCGCTTTCCGTTCAGCCTCGCCAGCAGCTGATCCTCGCTTTCGATCTCGCTCACCACTTCGAGTTCAACCTCAAGGCCGGATTGCTCCATGAGTGCCCGGCGCCGGTCAGCCAGGTCGTTTGCTGATGCGATCTTGATTTTCAGCCTCTCGTCTGCGCTGGCCTCCTTGAATTTCTTCATGTTTGCGCGCAGCTGATCGAACCGCTCCCGGTTCTTCTCGGTAGGCTTGTAGACGTTTCCGCTTATGAGCCCGGCGAGAACCAGGCCGTCAGCCTTGACCGGCGCAATCGAAAGGTCGGCCAGGTACAGCTGCGCCCGCTCTTGAGTGATGCGTTGCATCTTCACGGCCTTTTCCACGGCAACGGCGCGACGTTTCGGGTCGAACCCTAGCGAAAGCTCCCACTTGACCGGCTTCGTCTCGCGGCGGGCTTCGTAGACAACTCGATCGTAAGCGCTGATGAACGCCATACGGGCGCCGATCTTGTCGCCAGCGTCGAGAATAGGCCGAGCGGCAACCAGGGCGAGCGATATCTCGTCAGTGGTCACGACGGTGTCGGATTCGTCACTGAGCGACATTGCGATGCCCCAGGCCTCGTCCCTGCCTGGTCTCCCGTCTGCTGCCTGGATGCGCTGAAGGACGGCGGCAAGCGTCAGCTTTCCGGTCAGTTCGTGGCGGCAGGCACGCAAAGCGCGTGCGATATCGCTGAATTCATACTCGGCCAGATCTTCGGCCATCAGCTGGGCAGCCGAAGCACTCAACGCCTGACCCAACGTCTCAGCCGTGGCGCACAAGGCCATGGCCAGCTCGGCAATGTCATCAGAGGAAAGCATTTCGCTTGCCCTCCTTGCCTCGGATTGCTTCAGCCGCTGCATGGGCTGCGTTGATGTTGGCCTGGGTCTGCTCCTGCTGGCGAGCGGTGGTGCCGTTCATTTGGCGATTGGTCATCCACTGAGTGTGGAAGGCCTCAGCCTTGGCCAGCAGGTTGTTCAGCGAATGGCAGTCGTTGATCAGGCGCGCGTCATTGATCGAAACGTAGTAGGCCGCGACGTGGTGGGCGTTCTCTGCCCCCAAGCGAGCGATCAGTTGACCGAGCTGGCCGCCGACCTTGGCATTCCACACCGGCCAGGCGTCGTAGCGTTTGCGGTAGGCGCAGGCGTAGTTGGCCCAGGCCTTGAAGGTTTTGCAGTCCTGGTCTTTTGGGCCAGGCATGTCAGCCGGGATCTGAAAGCGTGCACCGGCTTTAACCTCGATGACCGCCAGCTTCTGACCGCTCGGTAAGCCGGCGTCAGCAGGCTGCCCCGAAAGCTCAAGATCATTATTCCCTGCATCTTCAATCAGTTGATGAAGATCATTCTTTACTAGTGGGGGATTTTCCGGCGACGGTTCTTCCGGCGACGGATTAGCCGGGCCCGGATTTTCCGTCCGTGGTGGCTCCACGCCCGGATTTTCCGCTCCTGGTGCTACGTCGACAGGTCGCTCGCATACGGTGTAGGCCATCCCATTGAATACGCCTGATTCGTTACGGGCACGATCAACCGTCAGGTATCCAGCCGCCTCAAGCTCCTTGAGCAGAACGCGCACAGCATCACGGCCAGAGGCCTTGCCAATGGCATCCTTGGTCTGGTTGATCAGGTGGCGAACGGATACCTCCCAATGATCTGGCTTGCCAAGCAGGAAGATCAGCAGCCCGCGGGATGCCCAAGACAGGCGCGAGTCTTCGCTGATCGACTTGTCCAGGGTGTAGAATTTTGTTTCAGGGCGAGGGGCACGAATGATGCTCATGACTCACCCCTTACGCACTCGCCAATAACAAACGTGCAAACCATCGCGCAGGCCTTTACGCAGCCCGTTACATCTTCCATAATCAAACTCCAAATGTTGTAGATCCATCCAGCCCCGACCTAGCCCGCCGGGGCATTTTTTTGTGCGTACCGGTCCCTCGCTAGAGACTGGCTTGCACGGTATACCGCCTTGAAACGAAAATCTAGGCTCTACTGATGGACAGCCTTAGCCAGCTCGAATGCTTTCTTGAAACGGCGCACGGATTTGTAGACCGATTGGAAGGTCACGCCCACCACCTCGGCAGCCTCTTTTGCCTTCACGCCTTCCACCAGGACGAGCCTTGCGCCTTGTGCGCCTGGGCCGCCATCTGAATCGATGAGCTCTGACAGTTTGTCGAATTGGTCGTTATTCATGGTTCACCCCTCTGGTACGAATCACAGTAACCCTGACGGCGCGAATGTTCAACCTGAAAAGGTTATTTATTTTCGGCCCGAAACCTGCACCTCAACCACTCGACCAGCTGCCTGACTATTTTCTGGCGCCATCATCGCCACCCCTATGCGGTGCCTATATGATGCCGCGCTACGAAATTGATAAGCCTTAAACGTGGCGCGGTTATTCCCGGTCTGGTAAGTTAACAACTACTGTATGGAATACCAGTATTAGGTGACGTGGAAGGGACCGCCGCGGAATTAGGATTCGGTGACGTGGAAGGGACCCGGATAGGCATAAGGCTGACGCGATTGGCGAACTGCGGGCGTTTTGATGGCGCCTTGTACGCCTTCCGGCCATTCCAGGAAGCTGCCGCCTTGGCGCTGAAGTTGACCTGAATTACATTCCCGCTGACCTGGGCGACCACATTGCGCGGCGCGCCCGGCTGATGACCGATCTCAGCAAGCTTCTGCACGCTGCAACCCATCAGGATTTCGACCAGCTCTTGGCCGGTCATGTTTCTGGAGGCTGCAGCGGCTTCGATCTCGGCGCGCTCGGCGCCGGTCCATTGAAAATATTCTTCCCTGGTCATGGATTAACTCCCTTGCTGATCATGCCTGCGCGCACCGAGGGCACAACCGCCTCGACCTGGTAAAGCCTGGTCGGGCCAGGGATTGCAGCGGCTACTACAACGACGGCGAGCTCATCGCCGGCAAACTCTACAAATTCATCCTTGGTCACAGCGGTTACCCCGAAAATTTGGTTAATTATTATGCGCGCTGCTTTGCGATGAACTCAGGTAGCTCGCCGGTCCTGCGGTATTCTTCGAGAATGGCCCGCATGGCGATTCTAGCCATAACGCTGTGCAGCTGTCCTTCCTTATGCGCCATTTCTTTCCACTCGTCATACTCGCTGTCTACGAGTCGGACCTTTATCTGTCTTTCGTGCATCAACTCTTCTGGTACGTATGCCATATCAACCCCTTGGTTTTACGATTATCAGTCTGGTGCTGCTTTCTTCTTTGCTTTCGGGAAGTCGCTAAGCTCTATCCCTTTTGCCTTTCCGTCCGGTAGCACGGTAATGAGAATTTCTCGCCCTGCATCTACCGCCTTCGTTATTCCTTGATGACTTACACCGAGCATCTTCCCTACCTTGGCTGGGCCAAGCTCTGCAACCAACTGCTTTAGCGGAACACCTTGCATGAATTAAACCCCCGCCCGTTGATACGCTATGGTAACTAACGGTTGCGGAGTCTTCAACGGTATTACGACAAGTCTAGTCCCTTTAAAGTCCCTGGCAAATTAAAAATTATTTCACGGCCAGGACTTTACAGGCCCGCAACCTTGAGTTACCTTTCAATCCATCGATACGGTCCCTTGCAAGAGACCAGAAACGAACCGCTCTTTAACATCGACAAAGACAGACCCTGGTGCCATACGGCGTTTGAATCCAGGGAACATCACGCAACACGGCATGCTTCCGTGACCGAGAGATCGGCGCGCAAGGTTTGCCGCAGAGAATTTCACTGATGCCACTTCGATGAGGTGGCATTGGGAAATCAACCGGGAGGAAATGCAATGTGCTACGTGAGCTATCAGCAAATGAAACTTTGCGTAAAAGAGGCCCGATCGGCATCAAGGGCCAGTTGGCAGTGCGACTCGCTATCGGCGCCGCTGCTCAAGGCGCTCCGCAAGCACTCGCGGATGGCCATTGCCGAGGCGCGCAAGTGGCGGCGCAACGCAGGGAGTCTCGCCGCGTGATTGCCGGGAAATTTCACTGGCTGGCCTTCTAACCAGGGCCAGACGGGAAATCTACTAACCACAGCAAGCAGGGGTGCAAGCGCATGAACAGCGAAACAGGGATGGCCCTTCAGGGCGAGGACTTTGAAATGAACGTGATCAGCCTTCGCGGGCTGTTCGTCACCGGGAAGATGGGCGGCTCTGCCACCTACCCGAGCGAGCGAGTTGCACGCCAGGCGCGCCAGCGTATTCCAGGCAGCGGCCAGGCTCGCACCTTCCGCCATCACAGCCGCCTTTAAAGCACGAAGTTAGCGGTCTCTTCCACGTCACTGAGGGAAACTGAAATGTTCAACTCAACAGCGAGAGCGGTTTTCGATGAACGATTGAAACGGATCCACGCCATGCCCGCCGGCGACCTGGTTGGCTGCGAGTCGGAACTGAATTACCTGGCAGGCCTGATCTCGTATGCCCTTTTCGAAGGGAACATCGAGCACGAAGAGTCGAGCCAGCTGCACAGCCAATTAAACGCCGCTCGCGCCCTGCGAGTGTCCCGACTTTGCCAATCCACCTCGAGGATGAGCGCATGACCACGCCAATCGTTCAATCGTTGATAGACGAACAGCTCGAAGAGATCGAGCGCGGCCTGGCCATCATTGCCCACGGCATCCCGTTCTACCAGGTGATCGGCAAGTCGCCGGACTTCAAGGTGTGCGACCTGACCGTCAAGCTCTCCGCCACGCAGAAAGGCAGCACGATTGCCGTGAGAGCGCGGCCATGACGCAGACGACTGATGACAAGTTGCGCGAACTGGCCAAGGCATATTCCCGGCATCGGGAGGCATGGCGAAAGAACGCTCAGGCAATCCGCGGACAGCATGCCGACGCCGAAACATTCGTCGACCTGAAGCCCTTCCGCAACCGCTACATGAGCGGCGAGGTGACCGACGACCCTGATTGCAGCATCGTTTGGCGAGGCTGGCTCCATGCGGTTGATGAGTGCCACGCATGGGACGGCACGGAATTAGACGAGGACGACATCTACCGATCGATGGCGATCCTGCTCGATGAGCGCAAAGAGATAAACGCCCAAGGCGCCCGCATCCGCAACCGCCTGCGCATCATCGGCGACCAGCTGCTGAGGGCTGAGCCATGAGCACCAGCTACGCAGACAGCGCCCAGGCCCGGGAATGGGATCGGAGATTCGATGACTACGGGCGGCCCAAGGCAGCACCGACCGACCTGTTCCACGACTACGACGCGGCAAACCCGGAGCACTCGCAGCGCCTTGATGACAGAAGGCGACGGCAGGCCGAGGAAGACAAGGCAAGCGCCAAGCGTGTTTCGGCCGCAGTCGAGAAGATCGGCGACTTCTTTGGCTTGAATGGAAATGCATCTAACAGTCCCTTGCACGGGACTTTCGACGTACAAGGGGTGAACATGAACGCAATGACTGAGCTGGCCACCGTGCCGCCAAAGGAAACCGCGCTGGCTGTCTATAGCGCGCCGAATGGCCTGGAGCCTTGGCTGCAAAAGATCCGCGACGAGGTTCTGGCTTTCGTTCCAGACACCAGCACCGCAAAGGGTCGCGCCGCCATCGCCTCGATTGCCCACAACGTCGCGAAGTCGAGAGTGGCCCTGGATGACGCCGGCAAAAAACTGGTCGCAGAGCTGAAGGAAGTCCCGAAGCTGATCGACGCCGAGCGTAAGCGGATGCGCGAAACCCTGGAAGCGCTTCAGGAGCAGGTCCGTCGCCCGCTGAACGAATGGCAGGCCGCAGAGGATGCCCGAATCGATGCGCACAAGGCCGTGATCGAGCACATCGAAAACACCGACACCGCCGGCATGAGTGCCGCACTGATCGGCGCCAAGATTCAGGATCTGGACAGCCTTGTGATCAACCAGGAGCTGGAAGAGTTCGAGGCTGACGCGCACCGGGCAAAGGCTGCCGCCCTGGTGATTCTGCGAAAGGCCCTGGTCGACCAGGAGCAGTACGAGGCTGATCAGGCGGAACTGGCCCAGCGCCGCGCTGACGACGAAGCACGCGCCCAGCGTGAGCATGACGAGCGGATCAGAAGGGAAGCGGCCGAGCAGGCGCAGCGGGACGCCGACGAGGCCGCCAAACGTGAGCGGGATCAGGCTGAGCAGCGCGAAAAGCAGCTGAAGCAGCAGGCAGAGGACGCCGAGCGAGTGGCGAAGCAAGCCAAGGCTGATCAGGAAGAAGCCGAACAACGCGCCGACCGTGAGCGCAAAGAGGCGGCGGCCCGGCAAAAGCAGGCAGTCGAGCAGGCGCGCATCGATGAGAAGAAGCGCGCAGACGATGCCGCCGCCGAGATCGTCCGCCAGCAGGACGCCCGAGCAGCCGATACGGCGCACCGGGGAAAGGTCAACCGGACGGCTCTGGAAGCCATGACGCAAGTCAACATAGCTGCAGATGGAAAGGTCGCGCGCTTCCTTGACGAAACAGAAGCCAAGGCAGTCATAGCCGCAATCATTCGCGGCCAGATCCCAGCCATAGCCCTGACCTACTGAGGCGCCAATGAACACACCACGACTGACCGCCCAGCTCGACTGGATGACGGTAGGCGCGTTCGACCCTGAGCAGTTCCAGGGCGAGCAGCGCAAAGAGTACGAAGACGAGGCGCTGAAAATTGAGCGCCAGTGGGACAACCAACCGATTTAACTGAGGTGACACCATGTTCAAGAAAGCCGAACGCAAGCAGGCAAAACTACGGTTAGCACTTGCCGGGCCATCAGGATCGGGCAAGACCTATTCCGCGCTACTCATGGCCAAGGGGCTTGGCGGCCGAATCGCAGTGATCGACACCGAGCAGGGAAGCGCCTCGCTGTACTCAGACATAGCCGACTTTGATGTCCTTGAGTTGCAGCCACCTTTCTCGCCAGAGCGCTATGTCGAGGCCATCACTGCGGCCGAGGCGGCCGGGTACAACGTGCTGATCATCGATAGCTACTCGCATGAGTGGACAGGCCCAGGCGGCTGCCTTGAGGCCAACGAGCAGCTGGCTCATCAGAAGTTCCGCGGCAATACCTGGGCGGCATGGAATGAAACCACGCCACGGCACCGACAGCTGACCAACAAGATTTTGACCAGCTCCCTGCACGTCATCTGCACGATGCGAAGCAAGACTGAAACGGTGCAGGGCGAGGGCAAGAAGATCGTCAAGCTGGGAATGAAGTCAGAGCAGCGCGATGGCACTGACTATGAGTTCACGGTGGTGCTGGACGTCACGCACGACTCACACACCGCCCTGGCCAGCAAGGACCGGACGAAGATCTTCGACGCCCCCGAGCTGATCACTGAAGCAACCGGCCACAAGCTGCTGGCCTGGCTTAACTCAGGCGTCAGCCCAGAGGATCGCGCCAAAGAGCTGCTGATCGACGCGATCTGCGACATCGCCGCCGCGGCCGACATGAGCGCCCTTCAGTCGGCATTCAACGCAGCCAAGGCCATTGCCATTGGCTTCGATGATCTGGTCGCAAAGGTCGTTGAGGCCAAAGACAAGCGCAAGGCCGAGCTGACGCAGGCGGCATAACCAATCAAGCCCTGGCAGACGCCGGGGCATTTAATCGAGGTAGAGAAATATGGCACGCGGCGTCAATAAAGTGATTTTGGTCGGAACATGCGGGCAAGACCCGGAGGTTCGTTACCTGCCAAACGGTAACGCAGTAACGAATCTGAGCTTGGCCACCAGCGAGCAATGGACCGACAAGCAAACCGGCCAGAAGGTCGAGAAAACGGAATGGCACCGCGTGTCACTGTTCGGCAAGGTCGCCGAGATCGCCGGGGAGTACCTGCGAAAAGGTTCGCAGGTCTACATCGAAGGCAAGCTGCAGACCCGCGAATGGGAAAAGGACGGCATCAAGCGCTACACCACTGAAATCGTCGTCGATATGCAGGGCACCATGCAGCTGCTCGGCGGCAGGCCTCAAGAAGGTGACCAGCAACAATCGACGCAGCGCCAGCAGCCTCAGCAGCAGCGCCAGCAATCGCAGCAATCCCGACCTCAGCAAAACCAGCAGGCCGCGCCGCCGGATAGCTTCGACGACGACATACCTTTTGCGCCAATGCATCACCTGGCCGGCGCGTAATTATCAGGCCGGTGCCGGATTCCCGGCATCGGCAATTCAGCAAAAAACCATAGGGGTAACCAATGAACGCAATTATTTTCGATTCCGAGACTACAGGCCTGAAAGACCCGCAGATGGTCGAAGGCGCCTATCTCAAGCTAGCCGACATCCAGACCTTGGAAGTCACCCAAGAATTCCTGCAGCGCTACAAGCCGTCGAAGCCGATCGAGCTGGGCGCGCTGGCCACCAGCCACATCTACGACGAAGAACTGGTCGACTGCCCGCCGCACACCGAATTCGCACTGCCCGAAGGCACCGCCTACATCATCGGCCATAACGTCGACTACGACTGGAACGTGATCGGTCAGCCGGACGTGAAACGCATCTGCACCCAGTCGCTGAGTCGTTCGCTCTGGCCTGACGCTGACTCGCACAGCCAGTCGGCAATGATCTACCTGCACTACCGGGAGCATGCACGCGGACTCTTGCAGAACGCTCACGCCGCGCTCGACGACGTACTCAACTGCCGCCGGCTGCTGGTCAAGATCCTGGAAGAGATCGCCTTGCGCAACGGCGCAGCGGTTTTCAGCTTCGAAGACCTCTGGATGATCTCCGAAGAGGCGCGCATTCCGACCGTGATCCGCTTCGGCAAGCACTCCGGATCGAAGATCGCAGACATTCCAGCCGACTACAAAAAATGGCTACTCGGCCAATCCGACGTTGACCCGTACCTGCGCAAGGCCCTGCTGGCCAAATAACCTACCAAGTAACCGACCTAAGGGCGCCGAATGAGCGCCCTTTCTTTTGGGTGCCAAATGAACCAATACAACGACCTCCGAATGATGGACCGATCGACACTGGCCTCTGCGCAAGACGCATTCCTGCGCTCTGGCGGCAAGATCGACGTGCTGGAAACCTTCGAATTCAAACCGCTGCCCCCGCGCATCGAGCCTCGGCTGACGCAGGAAGAGATCGAGCTACGACAGATGGCCGATCAAATCCGAACGCTGAGCGAAACGATGACGAAAACGGAAATGGCCAAGCACATGGGCATTTCTCAGGACCGGATAACGAAGGTCTGCAAGCTTTCAGGAATTCAGCTGCGCAATGGCGCCGGGCATCACCCGGGCAGCAGGCAGGCAAACCCGATCGAGGACCAGGTCCTGGTCAGTCGGATCAAGGCGCTCGCACAGATCGGCCTTAGCAAGAAGAAGGCGCAGAAGCAGGTCGGCATCGGCTGGCACAAGATGGACCGACTGGTTCACACCTATCGAATCGCCTTCCCTGGACCGTCGCAGTGCGAATGATCCGATCCAAGGTGCGCCAGCGGGCGCGCCAACCACAACACGACCTACCTTCCAGCGGTATCACCCATGACTATGCCCACAAGCCACCAGTTAACGATGTTGGACGCGATCCTGATCATGCTGCTCGCCTACCGAATTCACGGGACCGACTCGGCCATCAGGGCTTCAGCCTACTCAGTTCGCGATAAGGTCCAAATCGCCTGCCGTCCAGTCATCAACAAGGTTATTCGCTGCTCGTCGCAGATCAAGTGGGCAGAGGCCATCTGCCGGGACGACGACTTATGAACAAGATCGCAAGGGCGCCCAGCGGCTGCCGGGTCGGCGCATCGCATCACCGTTCGAAGCTGACCAGCGAACAGGTGGCCGAAATGCGGGCCATCTACGAAACCGGCGGCAAGGGCTACGGCTTTCTGGCTGAGATCTACAAGTGCGGAGCCTCGACAGTCCGCGACATCGTGCAATACCGCACGCGCTTTGCAGGATAAGGGATAGGGATATGGCGAAGAGTACGCAGGAGCGGTCAGAGAAGGCCGCCACGAAACGGGTAAAGGTCGGAGAAAAAGAACTCCGCCACAAGGTCAGGCCCGGCATTCATCAGATGATGGATCGCATCAAGGAGCGGTCAGGGGTAACACAAATCAGCGAGGTATTGCAGACAGCCATTATCAAAATGGATGCAATGACTGACGCCGATCTGATCGAGTTCCTGACCCATGAGCGCCACGAAATCACGATCAGCAAAACGTTGCGCGACGAGTTCGACAACGAGTCTCGTCGTGAAGCGTTGTATCACGGTGATGACAGTGATGACGGTGAGTATCAAGTAATCGACCCAAACCGCCTGCCGCACGGACCGGACGAATGCGCCAAGGCCCAACTCGACATCCTCAGCCAGTAACCAGGAGCACCCAGCATGGAAGGCACCACCTATACGCACCGCCCGACCGGCCGCACCTACGCGCTGGCCCGAACGTCGAGTCAATACGCGATTCTGCATCACCTGACTGGCGGGGCGAAGTTCGTCCGGCTGGATTCTCTGGCCGATCCATCTGTTTGGAGCACCCATGAATGAGTTGGCTCTTTTCGCAGGCGCTGGTGGCGGAATACTCGGAGGCCACCTGCTCGGGTGGCGCACCGTCTGCGCCGTTGAGCGTGATGCCTACGCAGCACAAGTTCTGGCGCAACGACAAAACGATGGAGCCCTCGAAACTTTCCCAATTTGGTCTGACGTGTGCAGTTTTGACGGAAGACCATGGCGAGGCCTTGTTGACGTGGTTTCGGGCGGATTCCCGTGTCAGGACATATCAGCTGCCGGGAATGGCGTCGGCATCGATGGCGCCCGTTCTGGCCTCTGGAGTGAAATGGCGCGAATCGTCGGCGAGGTACGACCTCAGTTCGTCTTCGTGGAAAACTCACCTCTGCTTGTGGGAAGAGGACTTGCAGTGGTCCTCGGTGATCTTGCCGAAATGGGGTATGACGCGCAGTGGTGCATTGTTTCAGCATCCGACACTGGAGCGCCCCATCAGCGCGATCGCATCTGGATTGTGGCAAACGATTGTCGCGGACGATGCGGTGAGTCGGCAGGCGGGGAAATGGAACAGTCGTGGAGAGCCGAAGCTGTCTGCGGAGGTCATGCTCTGGCCGACGCCGACAGTACACGGCAACCACAATCAGCCGGGCAGCAGCAAGAATGCAGGATGGGGACTGAGCAGCGCAGCGAAACAGTGGCCAACGCCAACGGCAACGCTGGCGACGAAGGGCGGAAGGATAACTCCGCGAAAGGGGCGCGAGGGCGGAACGCTGATCGAAGCGGTTTCGGCCAGATCATGGCCGACGCCGAATGCATCCGATGCCAACAAGTGGTCAAACCAGACTCTGGCCGATCGCAAATCAAAGGGACAGCAAGTTCGCCTGCCGACCGCCGTCACCCCGGAGGGTGGAAAGGGTGGCCAATTGAACCCGGAGTGGGTCGAGTGGCTGATGGGGTGGCCCATCGGGTGGACCGAATTAAAGCCCTTGGCAATGGACAAGTTCCAAGAGTGGCAACAGCAGCATTCGCCATCTTGTCAGCCCAGGAGTGATGCAGCATGAGCGAACAACTGACCGTCCACGAATGGGAAGCCGTGCTAAGAGGCACGCCAGCAGCCGACATGCGACCAGGCGAGACAATCGCCCGGTACATCCATCGCAAGATCGAGGCGCTGACCAAGGAGCGCGATGAACTGCGCGAAGACCGCGACGGCATGCTCGAAGCTGGAGCGCACCTACTATGAACCTCGTCGACTGCTACGTCACAGAGATCATCGGCAAGCCCTACGAAGCCTATGGCAAGTGGTGGATCAAGGTTCGCTATTCAAGCTGGGGCTCGCCCAGCACCAGCGAGCTGATGTTCAACACCGAAGCTGAAGCGGCATCTGTCGTAATCGGCCACAAGTTCCTGGCCTAACCCCTACCCCACACAAGAGCCTGCCGGTGTACGGCGGGCGAGGAATCGACATGGCAGAAATAAAGTGCGACCACGGCCACGTAATGAACGTAAGCACGCCGAACTGGATCGCTCAGCTCAGCCTCGACCAGATGCGCCGGGCTGTCGAGCTGATGGGCGAAAAGATCAAGGCGGCCGAGGCGCAGCCTAAGCGAGTGATCTGGCGAGTCTGTTGTGGCGGTCTGTGCCTAGAAAATTACCGCGAGGATCAATATGAGAAGGCGGCCGATCACTTCCTCAGCGTCTACAAGGAATCGTTCATGGAGGAAGCCGGCGATTACGTGAAGAAGCCATACGGCACCGAAACCTTCCGCCGATCGCTGCCAAGTATCGAAATTGAGCGGGTAACCCAGTTCGAGTACGACACCGAGTGGTTTCCAGACAAAACCGAATAACCGCCTGCTGCCGCCGCCCGCGGCACAGGTCTAAACTGTCGGCCAATGTAACGAATCGTCAGGGGTGGCGTATGGCTGCGAAGCGCGGGGTGCGTGCGGCATCGAAAAGCAGTATCGAGATCAGCTTCATGCTCGACGGCCAGCAGTGCCGGGAGCGCCTGCCGATTGAGCCGACGCCGGCGAACTTGCGCAGGGCCGAGCAGAAAAAGGCCGGGGTCGACCTGGCCATCTATCACGGCACCTTCGACTATGCGGCGGCGTTTCCGGGGTCGAAGCGTGCCACCAGGTCGGGCAGCCAGTCCGGGCAGATCCCTTTGGCGCAGTACCTGGAGGCGTGGCTTGATCGCAAGGCCCAGGCGCTGAAGGCGTCCACCATCGATGGGTACCGCAAGATAATCAACGGCGTGCTGGTTCCGGCGCTGGGAAGCCTGCAATTGGCATCGATCAGCCGGAAGGCGGTGCGCGAGGCCATGGCCAAGATGAGCGCCACCAACAAGCGGCTGGCCAACGTCCAATCCTGTTTGCGCTCGGCGCTGTCGGACGCGGTCGATGACGAGCTGATCGAGGTCAATCCGCTGGCCGGATGGACGTATTCGGTCAAGGAGAAGCCGCGCACCGAGGATGAGATTGATCCTTTCTCGCCTGAAGAGCAGCGCGCAATCCTGGCAGCGGCCACCGGCCAATACCGGAACTTGCTGCAGTTCGCCTTCTGGACCGGCCTTCGCACGTCAGAACTGGTCGCACTGGAGTGGGCCGACATTGATTGGCATCGAGGGGAAGTGAGGGTGTCGCGGGGGCTGACGGCGGCAGCGAGCGAGGCGGAGACGCCGAAAACGGCGGCGGGGGTGCGGAGCGTGCGCCTGTTGCCCATGTCGTTCGAGGCGCTGAAGGCCCAGCGCGAGCACACGCAGACGCAAGGCGGGGCGGTCTTCCATGACCCACGGCACAACCGGCCATTCGCCGGCGACCAGGAGTTGAGGAAGTCGTTCTGGGGGCCGGCAATCAGGAAGGCAGGCGTGCGCTACCGCAACCCATACCAGACGCGGCACACCTATGCATCCATGATGCTGAGCGCGGGCGAGCATCCGATGTGGGTCGCTAAGCAGATGGGGCACACGTCGTTCCTGATGATCAGCCGGGTTTATGGCCGATACATCCCGAACGAGGCGGATTCGTCGGGCGACAAGGCGGCGGCGAAGTTTGGGCGATCTGAAAATTATTCTTCTCAGGCCATTGCAAAGTAGGAACATTGTTCCTATAGTAAGACCCATGCCAGCCACTTAGGCGCGGCGCCAAGCGGAGCAGGAAGATATGAAAACCCAAGCACAGATCATCAAGAATTCGGTGAATGGACTTTTCGTAAAGGCCTTGATTAAGGCGAAGGGTTGGACCAAGCAGGAGGCTGCAGGCCATGTGGTGGCCTGGTTGAACTGCGGTCAGCCAGTATCGTTCTACGACTATATGGAAGCCGCCGTATGAACCTTGAGGTCGGCAGGACTTACCAGGCGCGTAACGGAAGTCGCGTAATCCTGGAGCACGATAGAGGCGACCCCTACTACCCCTTCTTCGGAAAAGTCATAGCGCCAAACGGCAGCTTTGACCGGATCGCCTACTTCGCGCACGGCGGGCAGTACAACCGCATGGATCAATCCGCATACGACATAGTCAGGGAGGATGTATGACCGAAGTGGAAACTGCATGGCTGTTACGAGTGCGCGACCTGCTCGAAAAGCTTGCTTACAACCCTGGAGCATTAGGCGAAGAGGCGGAATGCCTTGGGTCTTTTATCCCTGACTTTCTAGAGTCGAGCCAGTCAAATGAAGCCAGACGCAACAACCTACAACCCGGACCCGGAATACCTGCGCGGACTACTGGATAAAGCCGGCATCAGCCAGCGAAAGGCAGCCGCCGCACTCGGCATGAGTGACCGGGCGCTGCGCTATTACTTGGTGGCCATCGACCACGAAACGTACCGGAAAGCACCGTACACCGTGCAGTTCGCGCTTGAGGCGCTGGCAAATGAGGCCGGGCAGTCCGGCGACAAATAAACGAAGGGGTGAGTGATGAGCAAGGAAGAGAACACGCCGTACAGCTTCAAGGGCGACAACGCCAAACTGGTCGGCAGCATCAAGTCGCTGCTGGCCCTCGATAGCCAAGGCGCGCTTGTGCCGCACGGCGTCGGCGGGCTGGCACGTCAGTTGCTGGAGTCGGCAGCCGAGAGGCTGGGCGCAGAGGAGCAGCCGGCGGCAGAAGTAATTGAGCACTACGGTTTTGTTGATGGAGTTATCCGGTTTAAAACTTTCAACATGGAGCAGCTGCCTATAGGGACTTTGCTTTATGCCTCGCCGACCATGCCGGCCTCAGTGGCGCCCGAGCCGGATATAGAGGCCGCAGCCAAGAAGCTGGCCGCCTGCATGGATTATCCGTGGGAGCACATGCCTGAGCAGGGGCGCGCCTCGATGCGCGAGCACGCGAAAGCCATTGTGAGCGCCGCCCTATCCGCAAGCGCAGATCCGACCAACAAGGAGGCGCCATGAGCAAGCTGAAGCTGCATTACGACGACCGGGAGGCGGTCACTTTCAACCGTGACGGATTTATCGGGTTCGCGGGCTGGGCAGACAACGAGAGCGTGCAGCCGGTCTTGGCTGGTTTCGCTGAATGGATCAAAGAGGTGAAGCAATGAACGTCGACAAAGTGAAATTGAAGGAGCTGGCCGAGGCCGCAGCCGCAATTGAAGATGAGCATGAGTGGTATGCAGAAGGTGGCGGTTATGGGCTTTATCCGACAGACCTTAAGTTCATCGCCGCTGCCAAGCCTGCCGCAGTTCTGGCCCTGCTCGCGGAGATCGATCGACTGAAGGCTGACCTAGCAATCAGCAACGCAATCAAAGAGCCGGCAGGAGAAGACGTGCTGTTTCAGGTTCTCGACGCCACGGTCGGAATAATCACGCGGCGCGCATACCCGCACGCACTGGAAAGCGAAGCATGGAATGCCGGCCTCAAGGTCATTACTGATCGTCGCGCAGGACTGGTCGCCACCGCCGATCTTGAGCCGAAAAAAACGGGTGACTAGAAAGGGACTATTGGTCACACCCAAATGCGGTTTCAGCAGCTTTTCAGCTACCACACCGCTACAGGCCACGGAATACAACGACCGACCGGGGGTTTAAATCCCCCGGATGGAAAATACATAGAAGGGATAGGCCATGAGCAGAACGACTGACATACTCATTTGCGTCGGGTGCTTGGACGATGAGCGACTCGACGAATTTAACGCTGCCTTAGAGCTTTCTGGCTTTTCGAAATCTGCTAACACGCCGCTTTTCACGTCGCTTTCATCGGCGCTTAAGGATCTGCCAGGGAGTAAGTATTACACCGATGACGCATGGGCCGCCTGCTGGAATTTCGGCATCCCAGAAGATTTCCTCATACCAGCCTTTAAAGCCTTTCCGTGGGACTCGCCTGAAAATGCGCTTCTGATAATTTCTAAAGAGCAATGCGACACAGAGGTAATACGCCCATGATCTGCCAATGCAGCTACCGCAAGCAGGTGAGGCCATGAGCCTATGGTCGCTGTACCTGGCCGGCGCAGGCGCTACGACGATCCTATTCGTGTTATTCATCGGCCGTGAGCTTCCACGATGGATGCGCGAGGTCGCCGAAAAGGATAGATTTCCTATCGAGCTGCTAGAGCGCTTCAATCCTTTAATCTGCGCACTATTAGCGCCATTTGTGTTGCTATTGGCCGTTGTGGCGGGTGCGCTCTGGCCTCTTACCCTTCCTGCGTACTTGCTCGAGAAGGAAAAGCCATGACCGAATGCCCGCAACCGATCAGGCCAGAACTTTCAGCGCTGCCTTATAGAAGGCCTCGCGCTCGGCCAGGCCGTTGTAACCACCGTTTATGCGCTTGGTGATCCCTTGCAAGTCACCCTTATCAGCAAGCGCATTCAGGTTGCGAGAGTTCCAGAACCAGGCCGCCGACTTGCACGCCCACTCGGCCTGCTCGAGCAGTTCAGGTGTGCGCAGTAGGCGGTCATCGCCGAACAGGGCTTTGCTGCACGCGAGGTAGTTGTCGTGACCGGTGATCTGGATCAGGCCGCGGCCTCGATATCTCTGACCGTCGCCGTCCGCCTCGGGTGTATTGCCCAGGCGTTTCGCCAGAGGACCGGTGTCGTACTTGCTCAGGTACTGGTCGCCGCCCAGCTCGCGCACGTAGCGGAACTGGCCGGACTCATGGCCGACCTGGGCAATGAAGGCGGCCATGCGAAGGCGCGTGTTGATCTGGTATTTGTCCATGGCCAGGGTGAGCGCAGAGGCGAACACGCCAGCCTGCTTGCCGGCGTTCGGGAGGATCTGCAGCAGCTGCTGCTGAGTGATCGGCATACTTTTCTCCAGGCGTAAAAAAGCCCGCGCTGGGCGGGCTACAGATTGAAGTTCCGGTATCAGTCAAATACGCCAGAGGCGTAGGCCAGGGCGGCTGCGGCCTCCGACACAGCAACCGAAGACATGACGCCACTCCAGAGCCCGACACCTTGAACCAGACTGCCACCGGAGGACTCGTTCGAACCGTTACCGACCTCAAGCGCTACATCCGCGGCATAGGTGATTGGCGTGGCCTGCGCGGCAAACGTGTTGCCGGTGATGATGCTGCCATCGGCGCTGTGAAGCCTGAGGTTGCCCGTTGCTGAGTTGCCGGCGCGAACCATGGAAATCACGTATGGCTTGTCTTCCAGGAGCTCCCAGTTGATCCCGTTCCCGGAAGGGGAAGGAAGGCTGTAGGCGCGCAGCGGGCCGGTGCCTCCAGCAGATCCGTCAGTGAAGATGCGTCGACGCAGGGAGTCTGAGTTCTTTGTCGATTGCGACCAGAGATTTACAAGGCCCGATACCATGCTAGCGGATGGAGATCGGAATGCCACAATCATCGTGAACCCGTCCGGCGACAACGCCCCAAGGCCAGAAAACCTGATGTAGTTTTCCGTGCCAAACTGGCGAATTCCCATTGGTTCGAGATTCAGCTTTCCGACAATAGAACCATTGGCATTACCAGAATGGTTGACCAGACTTTCAAAGTCTGACCCACCGAAAATTGAAAAGACCCTGTTGTTGGTCAAGTTAGGGATGTCGAACAGCGGAATATGCACGGGGAAGATATGATCAGGAACCCGGATTGTAGTAGTCATCGAAACTCCTTAGTACCAGCCGAGCTGGCGAATAAGCGGCTGAAGAACATGTTCATTGATCGCCAAGTACGCAGCATCATTCAGGTGGTCTGCGTCCACGGATAAAGAATCTGGCTTTTGGCCAAGCGCTTGCTGTGCAAGGTCACCGCTAGTTGGGTTAATGCCGGTGTCGACCCATACCTGCGAGGACATCAAGTAGGCTTGAACATCCACGAACAGAGAGCCATAGCGCAACTTGTGTGCGGCATTGACCGCATCCATTTTTTGCGACTGCGAGCTATCGGGAGCCCAGTCAGAGTTGTGGAAGTGACCCAGAACGAGGCAGCGCTTTATGAATGGTGACAGCCAGTCAAAAGAAACATCGGTACGCCCGATGATTTCTTGCGCGGTATAGGCGTCCACGTCGTTTTTCCCCATCCACAGGAAAACCACGTCACCGCGATGCTGCGGGCCTATCTCGGGAATGAAGGGAAATTCTCCGACTGATGGGGTGGCGGCGCCCGCGACAGCCCTGGTGAAGGTCATCACAGAGCTTGTCGACGACACGGTGCCGTACACGCCATTCAGCCATCCTGCGAACGGCTTCATTGAGGTGCTAGGAAGTACGTTACTCCCCGTCACGGTGACGCCGCCACTTGCAGGAATGCTCGCACCAGCCACCGTCAATTTGAATGGAATAGATCCCAGGCGACCCGCAATATGAGTGGATCGCTCGCCGCCTTTTCCGCCATTGTAGTAGGAGGCGTCTGGATCAAATCCTGCAATCATCGACGCAAACTGCGAAGCCATCCGCTCCATGCTGGAACTGCCCCAGCCCGACACGCTGAGCGGGTTGGCATGGTACTTGAGGAGCTGCCCATCCCTCATGTACGTGTCATTGAGGTTGATTCCGGCTCCAGCCGAGACTGACTTTCCGCCAATGCGAAGATCGGCCACGTTGAGCTTAGGGAGCTCGATCAGCCCGTCGTCTCGTATCACCACCAAGGCCAGGCCATTGGCCCCTTCATATGTGTACGTGACGCCTTTTCTTCGGGTTTTCACCTGGGGGATTTGCTCTACACCTTTAATAAACTGCTGGAAAGTATCGTGGGAAATGCTGTGCGTCTTGCCCTGGTCGTCAGTCCACAGGCACTTGCCAGATTTGGAATCGATTACCAAAAAACCGGTTCCGGGGATTTTTCTGCCAAGAAGGTTTTTTGTTCTTGCCTCGAACACAGCAAGTAGTGAATTCACATAGGTTGAACTTAAAACACTCCCAACGAGCACCGCAGTTCCGGCATCATTTCGATATCGGCTTTCATACGAATCGCTGGTACCAGGTACAGTAAAGAATCTGTTCTGTGTTCCAGATCCGTTTGTAGCTGCAAGGCCATCCGAAACGGTCGGATACACACCCTTACTATCAAGAAAATCAGAATAGATTTTCTTAAGTGTCGGCTTTGTGACGCCATTTATTACGACGTAATCGTCATCGGAAAGAAACAATTCATTCGCAGTGGAAACCAGCTGCTCAAAAAGCTGAAGGTCAGTAGCCCCGCTCATAGCGCATCCTCGATCATTGAAAAAGACCGCTCCGGGCGGACTCAAAAGTGGTTAGGTTAAAGTGGGGTTACGGGGAGCCATGCTGGTTCTTAGTGTACCAAGCATCGAGCTGCTCTCGGAGCTCGGCGTTCATGACCGTGATGTCCATTCCTGCCAGCAGGCTGACGAATTCCGCCTCGTTGACGACCGGGATCTCGAAGAGCTCAGCCGGAACCGAGAAGCGCCAGTGGTTGACGCCGACCAGTTCAGGTCCTTCGTAGATGTCAGTGAAGCGCGCCTTGGTGGGCGTCAGTCCCATCGGGCTTTTGATCGGGCACATAAACCAATCGACGTACCCAATCCCCCACTTGAACCAGCCCATGAATAGGCGGGCCTGTTCAGCATTCAAGACCCAGGACAGAGTCACCGCAGTTGGAAAGCTGCGATGCTTAAGGCGCTGGATTGCCCTTCCGCTTATAAATGGTGTTCGAGAAATCGGGCTGTTCGTCTTGAACCCGTACCCCTCTCGCAATGGCAAAGGCAAATTATCCGGAAATGAAAGCATGTGCCGATGATCCTTGGTTGGGTGGCGCCTGGTTAGGCAGGCGCCGTTGCGCTGTCGTAGGTGTAAACGCGGGCGTCATAGGGCATGCCCTTGAGCGCTACGTTTCCGTTTGAGGGGTTCGAGCTGGTGACCAGGACCGGATAGGCCCATTTACTCGACGGGCCTACCAGGAGCTGAGGCAGTTCCAGGGTCATGCTGGTGTCTGGCGCGAAGTCCAAATCGGCGATCTGCATGTGGTATTCATCGATTGCAGTCGCTTGGAAGGGACCTGAGAGAGAGCCATCCGCACGACTGATTCCGACTTTGTAGGCCTCCGGCGCAGACCAGTCGATGGGCTCCGACGACTCCAGCAGGAAGCCGCCACTGGACGACTGCACGCTGAGCAGTAGCGCGCTTTGGCACAGGCCCGGGGTGTCGCTGGCGACGGCGCAGAAGCTCAGGTATCCGCTGTTCATGCCGGCCAGTTCGGTTTCCCAGCTATAGGTGTCTTGGCGGAACAGCTGGTGACCGCGGCGGCGCATGCCGAACTGGTAGGCGCGATCCCGGTCACCGACGCCTGGCAGCTTGACCTTCTCGACCTTCAGCCCAGCATCACCCGGCCAGCGGCATGGTACGGTTTCCCAGGCCCATGTCAGGTTCGAGTAATACTCAACGTCGACCCCGTCGAAGTCGTTGATTGATGGCAGCGGCCCATCGATCTTGAGCCCCTTGGTCATGTTCTGCGGAGAGTAGGTCTGCGTTTTCGGCCCATATTCACGATCGAACGCGGCCCGGGGCTCGTCGCGCACCAGGCTGACCAAGCCGTTCTTGATAGTCAGCTCGGCAAAGCCACAAGCCAGCGCATTGTTCAGCCGGTCCTTTGCCGTGCTGGTGTCGTCGATCACCTCGTCGTAATACTGGCCGGCGGCCTCGAATACCGTGTGCAAGCGATCCCACTCGGGCAGGTCGATATCGGCGTCGGTGTAGCCGAGAGACTTCAGGACATGCAGGCACCAAGGCACGATGCCGCGCGTGGGTTGCGGAGCGGTCCAGGCACCGCCGGTATAAATCGGCAGAATTCGAGTGCCGATCAGGTTGGCCTGACTTTCAGACTGAGCCGACAGGCGATCACCGCCGCGGATCCGCAGCGCCATCACGGTCATGCCCGGGTAAGTGGTCGGGCGGACCTGGCGCAGGCTGCGCAGGCTGTACCAGGTGATTTTGTCCTGCTTTTCCGAGTCGATGCGGCCTGGTTGGCTGACAAAGCGCTTCTTTATCCGCGCCTCAGGACTCATCGGGTAAGGCAGTGTTGCCCGGTAGGTGAAGCCCTGCGCGTCGCGCGTGCCACCGTAGTGCTCTTTCTCAATCACCGTCACAGGCCCAGCTGTATCTGCGTCGCGAAACTCAAGGGCATGGAATGAGCGAACCGGGTAGATCTGTCCTTCCCGACCGATGCCGCACAGGCCCTCTGGGTGAAACACGGTCCACTCAAGCTCGGTAACCAACTCTCCTTTCGGGGCGCACCTGAACCAGCCACGATAGCCGCCCTCCAGATTCGAAGGATCCAGCGTGACCAGTCCGTTAACCGTTTCCATCAGGTTGAATCCGGGCCAGCCCGCATCAGTCGACCCGCTGGAGGTCAGGCGCTCGACGGTGATGACCGATGCGCTGAAGGCCGTGATGCGATAGCGAAGCCCACGCGGTCCAATGGTTGATAGGCCTGTACCAAGAGCCAAACCAGAAGCGGGCTGACCGCCGTCGTAGTTCAGGGTCATCTCTGCCGGCTGCCCTGTTGTTCCGCTGGTGGCGGCCGTACCTGCGGTGTTGATCGGGCTGGACCCCATCACGTCAGATCCGCCGGAGGTGATCAAGGCCAACCCGTTGTTGGTGCCGGTTTGCGTGAGCAATACCTTGCCTGCCGAAGCGCTGGCCACGAACGGCGCGCTACCCTTGGCGGTATTGATCGCCGAGATCAGGCCGATCAGGTCGGTGACGGCCGTATTGATGGTCAGCGACCTTGTTCCTCTTTCAAAGTCGGCAGCCGTTCCCGACGTCTTCTGGATCATTGGACTGTCAATGATGAGCGTATTGCCGGAAAGCCCCGCTCGGTTCACGTATGCCACCAACGATGCGTTCATTGCGGAGGCAATGGTTATCGTAAAGACGTAGCGAGCTCGCGCAGTGGTTATGGACTGCGCAGCCCCGGTTACGTTGGTCGTGCCGTCGTATACGCCGCATTGAAGTGTGGCCCCAGCCAAAGCAGATGAGGCGTAAACGCTAACCTTGTAGGTTCCAGGCTCAAGATAGGAGGTACCTGCACCGCTGGTTGGGTTGAGCCGAACATATCCACCGGTGGCAGTCGTAGTCGTGTCGCACCGATAGGCGTAGCCTGATGCACTCGCGGCCAAGGCAAGAGACGACACGTTGATATCGGCAGACTTGTTTACGGTCGGCAGCGATGCGCCGATCCAGCTGTAAGTGTCGATCACTCGATTGAGGATTGAGCCGCCACCCACCAAAAAGGTTACCGGAGTGACGTTGTAGTCGTAGCGCGCCGGAATGCTGGAGGCCAAGACCGTAGACGAAGTTCCGGCAGATGGCGCGGTAGCTGGCACATATGGGGTATGCGAACTAACCACATAGAGTCCAGGGTTCGCGCCCTGAACCTCGATCTGCATGGCCGTCGCCGGATTAAGCATCTCCAGCGGGCCGCGCACAATGTCGCGCCCGGCGCCGCCGTCCACAACAGTGTACTCGTACGGCGACAAGACCCGAATTATTAGGCCGACTTCCCAGTCGGCCGGGAAGGTGCCGGCTCCGAGAGGGATGGATATCGAGTTCCCACTGAACCGATAGGCGGACGCGGAAGACGATGCCGTAATGGATTTTGATTCGGTCATTTCCAAGCCGGCCGAACCGTTGGAGCTGGCCCCGACCTCGTCGACGTTGTACCAGAGCATCGAGGCGGTATTGCCCGACACGTCGGCGCCAGGTTGGTAGATATTGCAGATGGCGTCAGAGCCCAAGGAGATAATCTGGGTTTCGCCGATCTTGATGTCGCTGGTGTTGACCTGCACGTCTCCGGCCGATACGTAGAGCAGCATTTCAGTCCACTGCTCGCGCGGCGACACAAACCAGGTGCGCGGCTCAGCCAGGTAAGCCGGGAACAGCTTCTGCCGTCCTGCCAGGTTACGCACCGGATCGCCGATCTTGACCTTGTTGCCCTTGGCGCTGGCCTCGTCGATCGGGTCGCCCTGGGCGGTACCGGCCATCGATGGCATGCCGGGCATCTTGGGCATGAGCAATTTTCCGACGGCCTTCACGCCCTTGAATAGCAAGGCGGTGATGGTGAAGGGGTCGGTGCCCTTCGGCTCGTACCAGATCTGAACGTGATGAGCAGGCTTGAACTTGACCTTGTGCCACAGGTGAGCATCAATCATTTCGCCGTTGAGCGAGATGCTGATCGGCTGGACCGGCCCACGGGTGTACGTCACGCCATCTTCGAGCCGGTCGACAATCCACTCTTCCAGGGTCATTCGACGATCAGTCGAGAACGTGGCCAGCGGCTGGCATCCCGCAATCTTATTGGGGAAAAATTCGATCATTTGTAGTACACCACTCGTTGATAGCACGCGGCGAAGTCGCGCACGGGGCGAATGCGGGGGCCGCCCGGGTTGGTGTCGAGCACCTTCAGTTGGCCGTCCAGATGCACGACCACACCGACGTGCTCCAGGTAGTCACCCTTGAAGGCGGCCGCGATGGCGCCTGGCTCAGGCTGGCACTCGTCCATGCCGGTCTTGAGGTCGTGATACGCGAGGGTGTTCGCGCGCAGCCTGGCCCGACCCACGCCGCCCAGCGAGGGCAGCAACGGCAGGCCGAACACTTCATGCCGCACAGCAATGACCAGGCCGTAACAGTCGAAGGCCAGCGGCCCGCGGGCGCCGTCCTTGTAGGGGGCTGACAGGTACTTGCCGATATCGCTCATATGTAGAGCAACCCAGGCGCGACACTCGGGGTCAGCTGCTCCCGCGGGAACGCTGTGCCGAGCAGATCGAAGAGGCCGCACGTCAGCGTGGCCACGGTCGTTTCATACTGGCGACTGAGCAGCGACATGCGGTAACGCTCGGCCGGGTAAGTCAGCTCGCCCTCGAGGTAGCGCCGGCAGGTCAGCGTCACCCGGGCATTGGCGGCCTTGGCCTGCTCGATCTTGATTTGGACCGCCCCTGACACGTTGTCGAGGGCGAGAATGATGTTCTGAAAACCGGAGTTGTCCTGATTGGGCAACCCCTGCTCCAGGGCCATAGCGGTGAAGGCGAGAACCCGAGCATCCTCAGTTCCGCAGACGCGATCCTCGTAGCCATCGCAGAGCAGGATCGGCGCAGGCCAGATCGAGCACGTAGCCTCGATGGTGTTGATCGGTAGCGGCCCGCCCGAGGCGTAGCAGACGTTGATCGGGTTGCTCATCCTTCCTCCTTGGTCCCTTGGTAGGGACCGATAATATCACTCTGCTACACGCCCTGGGACTTCCATCCGTACTTTTGCACGCCAGCCTGGTGAGCCTCCCCCTCTTCCGCGATGCTCGACACGAATACATCGAGAATCCCCTCCTTGGTCCAGCGCGTATCGTCTACGGTACCGGCCTTGCTGCGGTCGTTGTATAGGTTGACGATGGGGGCTTGAGCTCGACCTGCCTGGGCCTGCGAACTGGACGCTTGGGAGCCGCCTCCTGTTGCAGGCCGCCCTGCCGACACGTTGCCATTACGCAGCGCCTCCACTGATGCCACGCCGCCAAACTTTCGAATGTCCGATTGCGACCAGACGATTTCGCCCTTGTGAACGGTGCCGGCCGGATCATTCACGCCGCCGGCGCCGGTATAGCCGCCATTGGAGTAGCCGATTCCGGAAATAGCCGCCACGTTGGCAGCCGTGGCCACGCCAACAACGCCAGCCGCAATGAAGTTGAACGGCGGCGGGAATGCCGCGAGCGCCTTTTGAATCGCCAGGTAGCCGTCGATCGTTGCCTGAGCCATTGCAGCGGCCTTGCCAATCGCGGCCAACTTACCGTGACCCGACTGACTCAGCGTGGCCATGATCCCGAAAAAGCTCGCCGACTGGTTGATGATCGCCGTGTTTTTGGCCTGCTCGATCTTGGCCCGGTTCTCGGCTGCCTGGTTGTTGATGTTGGCTACGCGATCGGCATACGTCTCTTCATTGATCGCTTTGAGGTCAAGATAGGCTTGCTGCTTCTCAAGCTCGGTAGCCCGCCACTCATCAAGCCTTGCAGCCTCTTCGGCCAGCCGAGTTATTTCGCTGTCAGCCCCGCCTATGGAAGGATCCAGACCGGTAGCGCTCGGCGCCTTGCTGACACCCTCAATGGTGCCCGGCTTCTGCGCTGCGTTGAGGTTGATGTCGCGGATCTTGATCAGCGTTTCCAGGCGCTTGGCGGCCTCAGTGTTGCCTTGGCGCTCGTACTCAGCCATTTGCGCGGCGTCGTCGAGCCCAGACTTCATCTGATTGGCTTCGCGCAGCTGACCAGTCAAGGTCAAAAGCTTTACCTGGTCATCGTTCGCCTGCTTGATGCCCTTCTGAATCTCGGCCTCACGCTCAAGCCCGGCATTCTTTTTCAGCTGTGCGGTGATCAGGTCCTGGCTGGCCAGTAGCGACTTCTGGTCGGCGGTCAGGGTCTGCTTGCCCTTGATATCAGCAAGCTGCTGCTCCCATTTGATCAGCGCCTGCGCCTGGGTGCCGAGCTTCTGGGTGGCGATGCCTTGGCCGTTGATCGAGGCATTCTGCTGAAGCAGCACGGCATTGGTCTGACGGGCTGCGTCCAGCATCTTGAGCCCGGCGTCTTCGGTGTAAGCCTTTGGCGCCGCCGGCTTTTTGTCCTTGAACTGCTCTGCCGCCGCGTCTTTCAGCTGCTTGATTTGAGCCTCTGTATACGCCTGGCCGCGGCGACTGGCAGATTCGACCTGCTTGTCGATCTCGGCGTAGCGCGCTTTAAGCTTTTCAGCATTCGACGCCGTGTTCTTCAGGGCCTCGCTAAGCTTTCCCTGGTTCGCGATTGATTCCTTGTCAAGGCGCAGCGACTCAGCCTTGGCGGCGGCGCGCCGATCATCTTCGGCCTTTTGAACATACAGATCGGTGATTGCCGACTGCGCGCCATCTTCCCCTGCGCCAAGCTCGCCGAGATTTGGGTTGTCATCGAAGATGGTCGGTGTCTTGGCATTGCGTACCCGATTCAGCCGATCCTCGAGCTTGATCAGCTTCTGCTCGAACGTGTCTTCCCGGCCAATGTCCAGGACTGCATCCCACGCGCCTTTGGCTGCCGACTTAACCCCGTCCCATGCCGTCTCGACCAGGCCGAGCTTGCTTTTGATGAGGTCGGCCCGCGAGCTAATGGCTTCGGCATAGGCCTTCTCGGCAAGGTTTGCAGCGCCTTGCTGATCGCCCTGCTTCGCCAGCGCCTCAATTTGCGCGTAGGTGGATGCAGTCAGGTAGCCAAGCTGTTCGTTCAACTCTGCCGAGTACTTCACTGGATCTTTCGCCAGCTTCTCGAAGTCCGCCACGGTTTGGCTTGCAGCCTTTCCAGTAGCGCTTTCCATCTTGAGCGCCGCTGTCGCGATCATTTCGAAGGACGATGCGGGTATTTTCGATGAGCCGGCCAGCTGAGCCAGCACTACCGATGCCGCGCCGATGGTTCCCACGGATCTGCTGACATTTGCTGCCATCGAGCTGATGGCGCCGGCACTGGTGCCCGCTGCGTTGCCAGTAAGAATCAGGGCCTGGCTGTAGGCATCAGCCTCTTTTGATCCCTGGTAGTAGGCCAGTCCAAGCGTGCCGACCGCCGCGGCAGCCACGGTGAACGGGTTGACCAGGCCGAGGACGTAGCCGCCCAGAGCCTTGGCTGCCGGACCAGCGCCGCCGAACATATCTTTCAGCTGACCGCCCTGCTGCAGGAACACGGTCAGCGGGTTCTGGCCACCCTGGAGCGACACCGCGATGTCAGTGAATTGAGCAGGCACACCGCGCAGGGCTGCAGCCGTCTGCTTGGCGGTGTTGCCGGTGCGGGTCAGAGAGTCATCGAAGCTGGTCAGGCCCTTGCGAGCCGTATCGATCTTCGCCTTGTATTCGTCATAGGTGGCAGTGTCGAGCTTTCCAGCCTTGCGATGCTTGGCCAGGTCCTGCTCTTGCTTGTCCAGCTCACCCAGGCGGCGAACAACCGGGTCAATCTGCCCCAGCAGCCTCTCCAGTTCGTCGGCCTCATCCTCGATGGACTTGGTCGCCTTTTCAGCGCCCTTACCCATCTTTTCCATGCCTGCGCCGGCCTTGTTCAGTGCCGGCTGAATGCTCAGGCCCGCGTCCTCCAGCGCCTCAAGCGCCTTGCGCGTATCCGCCGCCTTTACTTCGGCGTCTCGGCTGTCCAGCTCAATGACGAGGCGGGATGTTTGGGCCATTGCCTTTCTCCAGATATAAAAAACCCGCCGGAGCGGGTCTTGGTAATTTGTTGACCTTATCGGATGCAGGTCTCTATCTCGTCAGCTACAGCGCTCAGTGATTGAGCGACATCTTCAGATCCGCCGCCCATCATCACATGCACAGGGCTGTAGCCCGCGTTGACCATGGACCCGGTATCGAGCTGCGCCTGCTGAATGCCGGCGAAGAGGTACTTCCTTTCGGGGCCAGAGCTCTTGATGGTCACGGTGTAGCGCACCGATCGCGAAACCATGGCGCTTGTGTAGCCTGTCTCGCCCTTTGCCACGATGCTGGACTCATCGGGCGCCACGTACTGAAGGGCACTGCCACCACCAACTTCACGGTTGCTTCCGGCCTGGTAATAGTTGCCTGTGTACGCGCCCACGAAGGTTCTCGACGAGTCGCTTAGCGATACCGGGTCATTCCTGACGGCGCCCGCCGCACACATGGCCACCTTCCCAGGCGCCGCCGGACCTGACCCGATTACCTCGAATGACTTGAGGTAATTGCCATCAATCCCCGGCTGGCCGTACCTGTACAGGCTTTGGGCGCCCGAGGCGCACCCGCCAATAACAGCCAGCGCCGCCACCACAGCTGCAATCCTGAGCATTCAACTTCCCTCCCCTAGTGATGTTGGCAATATAGCATCACGCAGGCCACGGCTCAGCCGTCCTCTTCAACCTTGAGACACAGCGCATCGAGGGTATAAACCACCTCGTCAATCTCGCTGCGAGGCATGGCCGGCGGGTGCGCCTCCAACCAATCCGATATTTCCCGGGCCGACAGCGGCAGAGGGAAGGCCCCAGCCATCGACGAGACAAACCGGCGCCCGCGGGTGATGTTGCGGAACGTGCTCAGGAGGTAGTCGGTCATCGGGTCCGATTCCGGCTCATCCGGGACCGTAATTTTCAGCCGCTGGTAGATCAGTCGGCGCTTTTCGGTGTCTCCACCCCACTCTCGCTCCCACTCGAAGCGAGCGACGACTTTCCCACGGTCTCAGCCAGGTCCTTTTTTGCCTCGATGGCGGCCTTTCCCGATTCTTTCAGGACGAACAGGAAGAATTCGATGTTGGCATCGAGCATCTGCTCGGCAGCTACGGCGCTGTACGCCAGTGGGTTGCCGTCCGCATCCTGCACGCCGGTCCAGTCCTTGACGATGAACTGGCCCATCAGCCTGCACTGGGTCTGATGCTCGGTCGTCTCGCCGTCGATCACGCCGACGACACCTACGCCGAACTGGGCGTCAGCATTGCGCAGCTTGCGGCGTTCGCGCTCAAGGGCGATCGCGTATTCAGGGTTATCAATTCGTGCCAGTAACACTTTGGTGTCTTCGTCATAGGAAACCCATTTGGTTTCCGAGACGTTCTGGTCTTTCTTGGTCAGTCGCAAAGCCATGGTTATTCCTCACGCCACGCCGAAAAGGACCGCCCCGGCTGGCGTTGGTGCCGGGGCAGTCAAGGGGTGAATCGGTGTTACGAAACGGTGATGGTCGCGGTGCCGAGCTTCGTGCCGTCGTACTTGCTGGTCGCGGTGATGGTCGCCGAGCCGGATGCCACGCCGGTGACCAGGCCAGTCGAGCTGACCGTCGCCTTGCTTGGGGCGCTGCTGGTCCAGCTGACTCCTTGCGGTGCGCCGGCCGGGGCAACGGTCGCGGTCAGCTGCTGAGTGCCGGCGACAGCAATGGTCGCGGTACCAGGTGCCACGGTGACGCTGGTCGGCGCCACGTATGGCGCGCGGGTGATGGTCGGCGACTGCTTGGCGACGGTGTAATTCAGCGTCACCTCGATCAGGTCGCGCTTGCCGCCGCTCGGCAGTTCACCGTCGACTTCCACCGCCGGGAAATTGAAGGTGTACTTGTTGCCCACGCTGTCAGTGATCGGGAACTCGACCGACACCGGCTTGCGGGTGAAGGTGTTCTTCCAGATGCCCCAGGCCACCGCCGACCATGCCAGCGTGATAGTGCCGGTGATGGCCGCCTCGGTGGCGATCTGAGCGCCTGGCCCCATCTTGTCAGTGCCGATGCAGCGCTGCGCCTGCAGGCCGTTATCCAGGCTGACGGTCATGGCCGAGACACAGGCCTGGCCTTCCAGCGACACGCCGTCGACCAGGAGCGTCCCGACGTTGCCGTTGCTCATGAACGGAGTGGTCGTCGGGGCCGCCGGCGCGAGCACGATCGGCGCGTCGCTGTCGGTGTAGTCCAGGCAGGCGGTACCGAAGGTCACGGTGACCTTGCCGTCGCTCGGAATGTCCAGGGCGAACGTCGGGATGTGCACACCCTTGAACAGGGAGTAAACGCCAACGTCCATATAGTTTTTGGCGATGCTGAAGGTGTGGCGCACGTCGCCCACGGTCAGCACGTTACTGGTCCAGTTGCCGTAGAAAGCGGCCTCAAGCAGCTTGTCGAAGCTGCCATAGGACAGTTCGGCAGTCAGGTCGCCGCCGATGTCGGTACTGGTCACGACCGAGCCCTGGCTGATGCGCGAGTCGGTGATCTCGTCGCTGGTCGCCGTGTTGACGGTCGGGGTCATGGCATTGCCGGTCAGCCGTAGCGTGTCCCAGGTGCCGGAGCCGGGAGTAACGCCGGGCGTCACCTCGGGGATGATGTAACTTGTGACTTTGGCGCCGCTCGACATAGTGAGTCTCCAGATTGCGGACATGAAAAAGCCCGCGCGCGGCGGGCTGTAGTTGGTGCGTTGCGCTGGATCAGCCGGCGCGGAAGCGGATATTCACGTTGACCTGATAGAAGCCCTCGAACTCGCCGGCCGGGATCTGGCTCGCCTCCAGGCATTCGAGGTCGC